TTAGAATATCTAGTAAATCGTTGGGGTTGGACATGGTTGCAAAATGATCCAGAAGCATGGCGAAAAAAGTATCCTAAAATAACAAAGAAGATTGACGATTTAGAAAAACGAATTAAAAAATTAGAGAAAAAATAATGTTTAGTAGTTTAAAAATAGGTTTAGTATTAGTAATGTTAGCAGGTGCAGGTGGTGGATATCTGTATGTAAACAAATTACAAAAAGATAATGCTGTACTTAAAACAAATCAGATTAAATTAGAGACAGCTGTACAAGAGAGTAATCAAGTTATTGAACAACAAACAAAAGACTTGAAAAAAATAAGAAGTACAATAAAACAAATAGAAGAAGTCAATGCTAAATTAAAAAAAGATAGAGACGCATTAAATAGTAGATTAGGTAAGCATGATATTGGTAATCTTGCAGAGAATAAACCTGGTCTTGTAGAGAAGATTATAAACAAAGCAAGTGATAGTGCTGCTAGATGTATGGAGATTGCGTCTGGAAGTCCACTAACAGAGGAGGAGTTAAATGGTAAACCAAATAGGGAATGTCCTAGTTTTTGGCCTGTTAGCAATACTGCTGAGTAGTTGTGCTGCTGGTGTTAAAGTTATAGACACATACAAAATAGAAAAGAAAAGAGAACCATTAGCATTAGAAACTCCTGCACCTCTTGAATTGCAAGATGTTGATTGGATTATTATTACAAAAGATAACGCTGAGGAAGTGTTTGAAAAAATTAAAAATGAAAAGAATGGTGACTATGCTTTATTCGCTGTAACTGATACTGGTTACGAAAAGATAGCACTTAATTTTGCTGATATAAGAAACAAATTAGCAGAACAAAGACAAATTATATTATCTTATAAAGAATACTATGAAGCAGAATAAGAATAAATATAAGCATGTCAGACCTAGAAAAACTTAAAACAGATATCGCACTACTAAAGAAAGACGCTAAAACAGGTGAGCTTATTCATCAAAGATTAGAGGTCGCTGTAGATAAACTTACTGAAATTACCATATCATTAAAAGGTATGATTAGTCAACAAGAAGATAGAGTTTCAAGAGCAGAACAAACAGATGATGACATTTTTATTACTTTAGAAACTCGAAGAAAAGAATGGGATAACGACCTTAAAGAACTACACTCCAGAATAACTACTAATACAAGAGAGTTAAGAGAACATCAAATACAATCAGAGAACACAATGCTTAAAGAAATTCGAGCAGTTAGAACTCAATTGTCCGAAAGAGTTGGAGTATTAGAGAAGTGGCGTTGGGTAATTATTGGCGGTTCTATAATTATCGGACTTATGATGTCTAATCCTGATAATGCTTTATTTAAAATGTTTTAATGCTTGACTTTACCAGAAGGACCTGTTATAATGTGTGCATATGTCCTCTTATATTGATATCAAGTTTCTTAATCTATTATCCACAAGATTAGAAAAATTTACAAGAAAATCAGATTACTTATATAACTTTAGGTGTCCTCATTGTGGCGATTCTAAAAAATCATCATCAAAGGCCAGAGGTTTTGTCTATCGTAAAAAATCTGATATGTTTTTCAAATGCCATAATTGTGGCATGGGACAGACACTAGGCAATCTAATTAAATTTTTAGATCCTACTATGCACAAAGAATATGTCTTTGAAAGATTTAAAGATGGTAAAGTACAAGAAGAAAAACCAGAATTTGATTTTACACCATCTAAATTGTTAAAGAAAAAAACTGCTCACGAAAGAACATTAGATGAGTTAGTGAGTTTTGATAAGTTAGTACAGACACACCCAGCAAGACAATTTGTATATAAAAGATTAATACCTAAAGAACATTGGGATAAGTTTTATCTATGTCCTAAATTTTATGAATGGACTAATAGTATTATACCTAATAAGTTTCCTAGTTTAAGAGACGACCATCCTAGAGTTGTAATACCTTTCTATGATAGAACAGGTAACTTCTTTGCTTTTCAAGGTCGTGCATTTGGTAAAGAACAACCAAAGTATATTACAATTAAGTTTGATGAAACAAAACAAAAGATATATGGTCTTGATAGATTAAATTTAAATAAACCTGTGATGATTACTGAAGGACCTATTGATAGTTTATTCTTAGACAATGCTGTCGCACTTGCAGGTGCTGACGCAGATATAAAAATTAATCATGAACAATGCACTATGATATTCGATAATGAACCACGCAATCAAGAGATTATAAACCGTATGATAAAAGCTGTTGATAAAAAATTTAATTTGGTTGTATGGCCAAAGACATTGAAATATAAAGATATTAATGATATAATAATTTCAGGAAAGACATCAGCAGAGATACAAACTATTATAAGTAATAACACACACAGCGGACTTACAGCACTACAACATATAAACAATTGGAAAAGGATTTAATAGATGACCTCTAACGAAGAAATAAATGTAACGAAAAGAAACGGTAGGGGCAAAGAGTCCTTAAATATTGACAAGATTCACTCAATGGTTGGATTTGCAACAGAAGGTATTACAGGTGTTAGTGCTTCTCATGTTGAGATGAATAGTGGGTTACAATTCTTTGACAAGATATCAACAGATGATATACAACAAATATTAATTAAGTCAGCAAATGATTTAATAAGTTTAGATAGTCCTAATTATCAATATGTTGCAGCTAGATTACTATTATTTTCACTTCGTAAAAATTTATTTCATAGATTATGGGAACACCCAAAGTTTATAGACCATATTAAAAATCTTGTTGATATGGGATTATATGATAAAGGTATACTACAAAATTATACCGAAGCAGAGATTGATAGAATGGGTATGTGGATTGACCATGAAAGAGATTACAGTTTTACTTATGCAGGATTAAGACAAGTCATGGATAAGTACCTAGTACAAGATAGAAGTAATGGTGAGATTTTTGAAACACCACAGTTTATGTATATGATGATATCTGCTACATTATTTGCAAAGTATCCAAAAGAAAGTAGGTTACAATATGTCAAAAAATACTATGACGCAATCAGTAGATTTAAAATTAATATTCCCACGCCTGTTATGGCTGGTGTTCGTACTCCTCTTAGGCAGTTTGCGAGTTGTGTATTGGTTGATAGCGATGACACTCTTCCTAGTATCTTTAGTTCCGATATGGCTATTGGTCGTTATGTTGCCCAAAGAGCAGGTATCGGAATCAATGCAGGAAGAATTAGAGGAATCAATTCGAAAATTCGTGGAGGTGAGATACAACATACTGGTGTCATTCCTTTCCTTAAAAAATTTGAAGCAACGGTTAGGTGTTGTACACAAAACGGAGTTAGAGGAGGTTCAGCAACAGTTCACTTCCCAATCTGGCACCAAGAAATAGAAGATATACTTGTTTTAAAAAACAATAAAGGCACAGAAGATAATAGAGTTAGAAAATTAGATTACTCTATACAGATATCTAAACTATTTTATGAAAGATTTATTAGAGATGAAGAAATAACTTTATTCTCACCACATGAAGTTCCTGGATTGTATGAGGCATTTGGTATGCCAGAGTTTGATGAAATGTATGAGAAGTATGAAAGAAAAACATCTGTAAGTAAAACAAAAATTAGAGCTCAAACTTTGTTTATGGATTTATTAAAAGAAAGAGCAGAGACAGGTCGTATCTATATTATGAACATAGACCATTGTAATACTCATTCTAGTTTTAAAGATAAAGTTTATATGTCTAACCTATGTCAAGAGATTACATTACCTACTAAACCAATCAATCATATTGATGATGAAGAAGGTGAAATTGCTCTATGTATTTTATCTGCTATCAACTTAGGATTAATAAAAGAAAAAGAAGAATTAGAAGAATTGTGTGATTTATCTGTAAGGGCATTAGAAGAAATAATAGACTATCAAGAATATCCTGTAGAAGGCTGCAAAGAAGTCTACACTAGCAAGAAGAAGTTTAGGTATTGGTTATATAGGTCTTGCTCATTTTCTTGCAAAGAATAAAGTTAAGTATGATGATAAACAAGCATGGAAACTAGTTGATGAAGTTACAGAGGCATTTCAATACTATCTATTGAAGGCAAGTAATACTTTGGCTAAAGAAAGAGGTGCTTGTGAATATTTTGAAAGAACTAAATATAGTGATGGTATTCTACCAATAGATTCATATAAGAAAGATGTTGACGATTTAGTCAAAAGAAAGTTAAGTTATGATTGGACTACTTTACGAAATGATATCAAAGAAAACGGATTACGACACAGTACCCTTTCTGCTCAGATGCCGTCTGAAAGTAGCTCGGTTGTCTCAAATGCTACGAACGGTGTTGAACCGCCTCGTGATTTTCTTTCGATTAAAAAAAGTAAAAAAGGAACACTCAAACAAATAGTTCCTGACTACAATAGACTAAAGAATTTCTACACATTATTATGGGACATGAAAAGTAACGAAGGTTACATTAATACTATTTCTGTTATGCAGAAATATTTTGACCAGGCAATAAGTGGAAACTGGAGTTACAATCCAGAAAACTATAAAGACGGCGAGGTGCCGACGTCAGTAATGGCAAATGACTTATTAACTACATATAAGTTAGGATGGAAAACATCCTATTATCAAAATACATATGACGCAAAATCAGATGTCGAAGAACCTACTCACCCTGTCGGATGGCATGATGATGTAAAAGATGATAATAAAACCAGAGAGGAATTTAAAACAGATGAAGAATATGAAGAATATTGCGAGGCGTGTGCCATATAATGGGTAAAGTATTTAACACAGAGCAAGTAGATTGGCTAAAACAACCTATGTTTTTTGGTGCAGAACCTAACACACAAAGATTTGACCAACAGAAATATCCTATTTTTGAAAAGTTAAATCAACAACAATTAGGATTCTTTTGGAGACCAGAAGAAGTATCTTTACAAAAAGATAGAAATGACTTTCAACAATTATCAGACGAACAGAAACATATTTTTACATCTAATTTAAAATATCAAACTCTATTAGATAGTGTACAAGGTCGTGGACCATGTTTGGCATTCTTACCTTTCTGTAGTTTACCTGAACTAGAATCTATGCTTGTTGCATGGGACTTTAGTGAAACAATACATAGTCGTTCTTATACTTACATAATGAAGAATGTTTATCCAGACCCAACAGCAGTACTAGATACAATTGTTGATACACCAGAGATTATGGCAAGAGCAAAAACTGTAACTGAAGCTTATGATAAATTTATTACATATGCTCATCAATATCACTTAAATGGTAAAGGCACAATGAGAGAAATGAAGAAACTTTTATATCTTACTCTTATTAATGTAAACATATTAGAAGGTATAAGATTTTATGTTTCATTTGCTTGTTCATTTGCATTTGGTGAATTGAAACTTATGGAAGGTTCTGCTAAGATTATATCTCTAATTGCTAGAGACGAAAATTTACATCTTGCAGTATCACAAAACATCATAAATAACTATCGTAGAAATGAAAATGATAAAGAGATGTTAGATATTATGAACGAATGTGAACCACTTGTTTATGAAATGTATGATATAGCTGTTCAACAAGAAAAAGATTGGGCAAAGTATTTGTTTAATCACGGCTCTATGATTGGCCTAAACGATATATTACTTAATCAGTATGTAGAATTTATGGCAAATAAGAGAATGAAGGCAATTGGTCTAAAAGGACCATATGACCAACCTACAAATAATAATCCACTACCTTGGACTACTCATTGGTTGAATAGTCGAGGATTACAAAATGCACCACAAGAGACTGAGATAGAAAGTTATGTTGTTGGTGGTATTAAACAAGATGTGGAGAAAGAGACATTTAAAGGATTTAAACTATGACCAAAAACCCTAATTTAAAAACGGTATGTGATAACTGTTCGGCAACTTACATAGTAAAACATGATTTGCCAGATGATTATATAGAACAATTTTGTCCATTTTGTGGTGAAGAACACGAAGAAGTTGAAGAAACGGTAACGGACATTGATGAAAACTGGGACTGATTGGACTTATCAAGGCAAAATAATCAAAGAACTACCTCAAGATTGTGAAGCCTTCGTATATTTAATAACTAATCTTACTGACAATAAGAAGTATGTAGGTAAGAAGTTAGCAAAATTCAAAACTACAAAGAAACCACTCAAAGGTCGAAAGAATAAAAGACGAGGCACTAAAGAAAGTGACTGGAAAACTTATTGGGGTTCGTCTGAAAGCCTAATTGATGATTTGCAAAGACTTAGTGAAGATAAATTCACTAGAGAAATATTGTATTTCTGCCCGAGTAGAGGTGTTGCAAGTTATCTAGAAGCACAAGAACAGTTTGAAAGAAAAGTCCTAGAGACTGATGAATACTACAACGGCATTATAAATGTTCGTATCGGCGGCTCTAATATTCTAAAGGAATCGCTCAAAAAACTCTCAAAAAAATAATTTGTCTAAATAGGAATGAGTAATACCTTTTTGGTAAAACTTAATCCGAAATTTGATT